CGGGAATTGTGTAACCTGCACAGACATTTCTGTGTGTATAGGTACAACAACCCTAAACATAATCATCATATATAAATATGAAAATTAACGCAAAACCTGGGTCCAAAAGGACCAAACAGGCAAATGCACGTCGAGGGATAGCCGTTAAAGGCCGCAAGGCTTTTACACATAAGGAGTGGTATTTTAAACCACGTTTGGAGCATGAAGCAATAGTGCTTCAGTCCATCCTTAACATCTACACAGTTGATTATTATAATCAAATTGTAGACGATGTTAAAAACCTTATCACTGAACTCATCAGAAACCATGGGTTTACCGATGGTGCAAAGAGATATGGAATAATTAAAAACTATACCATTTCTTTGATCGAATTCAGGAATCCTGCTAATCCCGGGTGGGTATCCACCTCGGAAAAGCATAGAATTCCGTCTAAGTTGGGAATAAATTTTGTCCAACTTATAGCAGACTACATGAGGAATACAGATGCCGATCTTCGGCCGAAGTATTTCCAAGTAATCCTAACCATCCTAAACATTGTTAGAATGATCGATGGTCTATCAGAAGCAGAATTTTTATCTGTTACTGAAAAGGCCAAGCCAATCGATAGTGATCTCTTAAGCAAGTTTGATTCTTACGTTTCAAACAAACTTAAGCTTCATAAGTATGATTCGGATTCAACTGACCTAAATAGGTATCGTTTTCGTTTAAACAAAAACGGACCTAATGGAAAGCCGAAAATCGAAACTGCTCATGAAGAGGCGGTTTGCCTCTTAAATAGTACTTTAAACCGACCTTTCAAAACATTGTGTTCTGAACTGAAGGTAGAGTATCTATATGACTATTTAACCGGTTTATCTGGTATTATACCAGATTCACATGTTAAGTACGGCACCACCCCGGTACAAACTAAGATAAGAAAGCTAGTCTCGGTCCCTGACTCTGGTTTTAAAACCAGAATCGTGGCTATCGTCGACTTTTGGACACAACTGATACTTGAACCTGTAAGGGAACATGTATTGAGTGTGACAAAGCAGTTATTCGTAAAAACGGATTTCCGCCTAAATCAAGATCTTGGCGTAGCCAAGATGGTTGATTTTCAAAAGCGATGTCTAAACGAAGAAATTGTTAGAGGGCATAAGTTGAATATAAATTCACTTAAGTTCTACGACATCTCTTCGTGGACTGACAGGTTTCATCGTGATCTTCAAAAGATTACTATGAAACACCTTTTCAGTCCGAGACTATCTGAGAACTGGGCACAACTTGTTGTGCACTGTTCCTGGAATGTAGGAGGCAAAGATCATACTGTAAAGTATGGTCAAGGCCAAGGAATGGGAACGAACGGCTCTTTTGACATAGCTACCTTAACCGATCATCTTTTAATACAATTTGTATTAGATAATGATCCAATCGTTTCTGGAATTTTCCAAGATAACGAGTGTTACGGTAAAGTAGGCGATGACCTCTGGATATATGATCCAGGAGATTCGATTAAGAAAGTTTATGCGAAGATTAATCTTCCAATTAACTTCTCAAAATCAAAAGAGTATTCCGCAGTCGGCTCTACAGCCGAATTCTGCAGTCGAACGTTCCTTAACGGGACGGATGTATCTAGGATCTCTCCTAAGATCATCTCGAAATCCCGAGATTTCCGTTACATACCAACTCTTCTTAGTATTTGTGCGTCGAGGGGCATCGAACTATCTAGTTCGTCCTTCCCACGTCTTAGTAATACTACTAAAGACGGAGAAGAAACCTACTTTGACAAGCTCCAACCTTGGATAATAAGTTTGTTAGCAATTGGGCAAAAGGAGAGATCCTTAGCACAATTCTTAACACTTGATTAT